ATACAAATAATCATAAACCAACACGAAAAAGCCGGGAAAAGGCCCGAGAAGCGAAGGAGAATGCCGGAGAAGTGGCAAAGAAAGCGAAAGATAACTACATACTCAGTTACTATCAGAGGATAAAAGACGGTTCCGAGACTGTGGGACGCTGGATCATGCTTGTGTATGAGTATGTGGTGAAAGGGCTGGAGGAAAAACGGTTCACATTTGATCAGAGCAAGGCGAATGCTGCGATTGAATGGATAGAATTGCATGCTTTCCACACAGAGGGGCGGCTGGCTCCGGGGAACCTGAAGCTGGAGCTGTGGCAGAAGGCGTTGCTGTCGTGTTTGTATGGGATTTTGGATAAGGACGGCAACAGACAGTTCCGAGAGGTTCTGCTGATCGTTGCCAGGAAGAATGGAAAGAGCTTGTTTGCTGCGGCGATTGCAAAGTATGAGTGGCAGCAGAATGGTGGCTATGGTTCCCGGGTGTTCGTGGTAGCTCCCAAGCTGGATCAGGCGGATATTGTTTACAACAACATATGGCTTCAGACCACACTGGATCCTGAGTGGCAGAAACTGAGGGCCGAGGTCAAGCAGTTGGATTCGCAGCGGCGGAAGATCAATGATGATTCGGAACTGGCAAGACATCGCCAGACAGATCTTTACCTCCCCGCCACGAATGGTCAAGTGAAGAAAATAGCCTTCAGTGCGAAGAAGTCAGATGGATTCAATCCGCAGCTGTGTATCTGTGATGAGATAGCATCCTGGGAGGGCGATTCCGGTCTGAAACAGTATGAAGTCATGAAATCAGCCATGGGTGCACGTACTGAGCCAATCATGCTGAGCTGTTCAACAGCTGGATACATCAATGATTCCATATACGATGAGCTGATGAAACGTGCCACGAGGATGTTGCTTGGTGAATCCGAGGAAAAACGCCTCCTGCCGTTCATATACATGATTGATGATGTGGAGAAATGGAACGACATCAACGAGCTTCGGAAAAGCAATCCGAATCTTGGCGTTTCCATCTCTGCTGACTATCTGATTGAGGAAATCGCTATTGCAAATGGCTCGCTGTCTAAAAAGGCCGAGTTTTTGTGCAAATACTGCAATATTAAGCAGAACAGCTCCCTTGCATGGCTTGAAGCGAAGGTTGTGGAGGATGCCTCCGGCCCGCCGCTCAGCCTTGAGGATTTCCGGAGCAGTTACTGCGTGGCAGGAATTGACCTGTCGCAGACAACCGATTTGACCAGCGCATGCATCGTGATCGAGAAGGATGGCGAGTTGTATGTGTTCTCGAAGTTTTGGCTGCCTGCTGAGAAGATCGATGAGGCGACCGCACGAGATGGCCTGCCATATCAGATATACATTCAGCGAGGGTTGCTTGATGAATCAGGTGACAACTTCGTTGACTATCATGATTGCTTCGACTGGTTCCGAATGCTGGTTGAAGAGTATGAGATCCTGCCATTGATGGTGGGATATGATAGATTCTCCGCTCAGTATCTTGTACAGGATCTGAACGGATACGGATTCCGCACCGATGATGTGTATCAGGGCGAGAACCTGTGGGTGGTACTTCAGGAGATGGAAGGACTGCTGAAAGACCGCAAGGTCCACATCGGTGACAATGATCTGTTGAAGGTTCACCTGCTCAACTCTGCGATCAAGATGAGTACAGAGCGTGGCAGGGGAAAACTTGTGAAATTGAATCCATCGGCTCACATTGATGGATGTGCTGCCCTGGCTGATGCGTTCACAGTTAGGCAGAAGTGGTATGACGAGATCGGTGAACGCTTGAGGAACGAAACATGAGCTTATTTGATAGAATTTTCAGACCAAAAGAGGCGACAAAATCACATGATGCGTTGATGAACGCAGATGCGACCTTCTTCAACCTGAAAGGGTACACACCTGTATTTCGGGACTGGAACGGGAAGATCTACGAAAGTGAGATTGTCAGAGCCGCCATTGATGCAAGGGCAAGGCATATCAGCAAATTGAAGGTGGAGCTGACCGGATCAGCACAGCCATCATTGCAGGCTAAACTGAGAAGCGGCCCCAACCAGTGGCAAACATGGTCTCAGTTCCTCTATCGGTTGTCAACGATCTTGGACGTACACAACACCGCCTTCGTGGTGCCTGTGTTCAATGAATCCATGGTGATCACTGGGTATTATCCCGTGATACCTGACAGTGCAACAGTCATCGAGTACAAGAATGAGTTGTGGTTAAAGTATCGCTTCGGTCATGGTGATGTTGGAGCCGTGGAGCTTCGGAAGTGTGCTGTGATGACCAAGTACCAGTACAAGGAGGACTTCTTCGGAGAGAGAAACAACGCACTGGATGAGACCATGAAATTGATGCACATCCAGAATGAAGGAATCGAGGAAGCCATCAAGAACAGTGCAAGCTATCGATTCATAGCACAGGCAAACAACTTTTCCAAGACTGAGGACCTTGCAAGAGAGCGGCAGCGGTTCTCACAGGAAAACCTATCGAAGGAAGCTGGTGCAGGTGGCATCCTGTTATTCCCGAATACATACAACAACATCAAGCAGGTGGATGCAAAGCCGTACACGGTGGATGCAGATCAGATGAAGCTGATCCTTGCTAATGTTGAGAACTACTTCGGTGTAAATGAAAAAGTGTTGAGAAATGAGGCAGACGGTGATGAGCTGGATGCCTTTTTTAATGGAGCGATTGAGCCGTTTGCGATTCAGTTTAGTGAATCCATGACACGGGCCATCTTCTCTGAGAGAGAGCGTGTGAGTGGTAATTACCTGATGGCGAACGCAAACAGGCTTCAATTCATGAGTATATCAGCCAAAACGTCACTTGCACAGCTGATGCTTGACCGTGGCGTTATGAGCATCAATGAAGCACGTGACCTGTTCAACTTCCCGCCTGTCGAAGGTGGCGAGATGCGAACCATCCGTGGAGAGTACAAGGATGCAGGTGATGTTGAGGAAATGCAAGGAAACGGTGGAGCAACCGGCCTTTCATCTAGTGGAGGAGCTGGCGATGGAGAAAACACAAAATAATTATACCGTTTACAAGCATATGACACCATCAGGGAAAGTTTACATAGGAATAACAGGAAAAGATGTAAATAAAAGATGGTTGAATGGCAGAGGTTACAAAAGAAACAATCATTTTTGGAATGCGATAAAGAAATACGGGTGGGAAAATATCTCACACGAAATATTAGCATCAAATCTTAGTAGAGAAGAAGCTTGCGAAGCTGAAAAGATGTATATTTGCATGTTTCAATCGGCTGACCAATCAAAAGGCTACAATTTGACTTTTGGCGGAGAAAAAGGCGCTAAACACACAGCTGAATCAAGAAAAAAGCTGTCTGATTCACGAAAGGGGCAGCGGTTTAATGTGGGAAAGCCATTCACTGAAGAACGCAAGCGACATTTAAGAGAACATCATGCTGATGTAAGAGGTGAAAAAAATCCTAACTTTGGGAAAAAGTGGACAAAAGAGCAAATTGCAATAAGGCAAAGCCACAGGGTTTACAAATACGGAGAAGAAAACCCCAGTTCTAAACCAATATTGCAAATTGATATGGATGGGAACATCGTGAAGCGTTGGTGTTCTATTGAAGAGGCAAGCAAATATTTTTGCAGAACAAGCATCAAAGATTGCTTGAGAGGAAAATATAAACAACACAGAGGTTTTCAGTGGAGGTATGAAAATGAAAAAGGAAATCAGAGCGTTTGATTTTGAAGTCAGAGCTGAAGAAAACGAAGAACATGGCCATTTTTTGACAGGCAGGCCCATCGTATATGATCAGCGCACAGATCTTGGATGGTATGACGAGATTATTGATTCTGGCGCATTAGATTATGCGGATCTGAAAGATGTCAGATTTTTGGTGAATCATAACACAGACATGATTCCGCTTGCTAGAAGCAGAAACAATAATGAAAACAGCACAATGCAGCTCATACCTGATGGGGACGGAATGGGGATCAGGGTTGATCTTGACACTGAGAAAAATTCCGAATCAAGGAATCTTTATTCAGCCGTAGGGCGTGGGGATATAACCGGAATGTCTTTCATGTTCGTGGTTGATAAAGACAGCTGGGACAATATTGACAGCGATCATCCTACAAGACACATCAGATCTATAAAAAAGGTCATGGAAGTGTCCGCTGTTACTTTCCCAGCATATTCACAGACATCTATTCAAACTAGAGGTATTTCTGATGCGTTGGAGGGCGCAAGGGAATCGCTGGAGAGCGTAAAGGCCGAACAGCTTGAATTAGAAAAAAGAAAGTTACTCTTGAAAATCACAATGTTACAAGGAGGAAATCAAAATGGAAAACATGACCATTGAGCAGATCGAGAAGAGATTTGCAGAGATCAAAAACGAAGTAGAAAACGCCGATGAGGCAAGAGTTGCAGAGCTGACCAAGGAAGTTGAGCAGCTTGAGGCTCGCAGAGCTCAGCTTGAGGTTGAGACCCGCAAGGCTGACATCCTTGAGATCGTAAAGGGTGCAGGCAAGGTTGTTGAGAAGCACGAGGAAGCTCCTGTTGTTACCGAAGTCAGAAATTCTCAGGAGTACATCAACGCATACGCTGAGTACATCAAGACTGGTGACGATCGTGAGTGCCGTGCACTTCTGACCGAGACCGTTTCCGGCACCGTTCCTGTTCCGGTAATCGTTGACGAGATCATCCGCACCGCATGGGATAAGGATGACATTCTCAGCCGTGTTCGCAAGACCAACATCCGTGGCAATCTCAAGGTTGCATTTGAGAAATCCGCTGATGGTGCATATGAACACACTGAAGGTACCACCGCACCCACCGAGGAATCCCTGGAGCTTGGTATCGTAACCATGATCCCCAAAAACATCAAGAAGTGGATCACCATTTCTGATGAGGCTCTTGCTATGGGTGGCGAGGCATTCCTGCGTTATGTATACGATGAACTCACCTATCAGATCATCAAGAAGCTGTCCGCACTGGTTGTTGCTGACATCAAGGGTCTGAGCACCTCCGCTTCTTCCACCGCACCCGCTGCCGCTAAGATCACGAAGGCTCCTGGTGTGACCACTGTTGCAGAAGCAGCTTGCAATCTGTCCGATGAGGCATCCGACCTGGTTGTCATCATGAACAGACTGACCAAGGCAAAATTCCTTGAGGCACAGGCAGCTGGCAACTTCAGTGTGGATCCGTTTGACGGACTTCCTGTTCTGTTCAGCTCTGAGCTCCCTGCATACGACAGCGCAAGCACGAATGCTGTTTACGCTATCGTTGGCGATCTGAAGGGCGAGCAGGTGAACTATCCCGAAGGTGAAGGCATCGTTGTGAAGTATGACGATCTGAGCCTTGCTGAGAAGGACCTTGTGAAGATCGTGGGCCGTCAGTATGCCGCACATGCTGCAACGGCTTCCGGCAGATTCTGCAACATCGCTAAGCCTTCCAGCGGAACCTGATGAAGGTCAGATTACTCAGAGATGCAAAGATTCTGCACAAAGCGGGGGAGATCGTTGAGGTTTCCCCTGCCGAGTGCGGTTTTTTGACATCTGTCGGATCTGCCGTGATCGTCAGTGCGGAGAAGGTTGCAAAGGCAGAGCCTAAACCGAAAACAACGAAAACAAAGAAATGATAAAGGAGATATATGCGCTTACTGATTGCAATTCCAACTCTTGATTACATGCATTATGCATTTGTTGAGAGCCTGTTGAAGCTCACGAATTACCTGAAAGATGATGGTGTCGATTTCACCGTGGAACTCAGAAGTGGGACGCTGGTATATCACGCCCGTGAGAATATCTGCAAGAAGGCGATGGGTGAAGGGTACACACACGTGCTGTGGATTGACGCTGACATGATTTTTGAAGAGACAGTTGTGGATGACCTGCTGTTCTGTGGCAAGCCGTTTGTGGCTGGGATCTTCCATGCCAGAAGGCCACCGCATTCATCGTGCCTGTTTAAATCCATCACACCGATTGAGCGATATTCCATGGATACATACCCGTCAGAACCGTTTGAGATTGCCGCCAGCGGAATGGGGCTTGTGTTGATGGAAACGTCTGTGATCCAGACCGTTTTCGATAACTTTTCCACATGCTTCATGCCCACCATGGCACTTGGTGAGGACATCGCATTCTGTGAGAGGGTTGGCAAGTGTGGCATCAAGATGTATGCAGACCCGTCTGTTCGGGTTGGTCACATCGGACATATCACCATCATGCCGGAGAGCGAAGAGGAATGGAAGGGCAAGGTTGCCAATATCGAGAGGATAAAAAAATGCTAGAGAAAGTAAAACTTGCATTGAGAATCAGCACAACCGCATTTGATATTGAGATCCAGGACCTGATTGCCGCTGCCAAAACGGACCTCCAGATTGCTGGTGTTGTTTTGCCGGATCCACTGGACGCAGTTTGTGAAAGAGCCATTGTGACCTATTGCAAGCTGAATTTTGGCGAGCTTGACAGGACAGAGATGTATGAGCGGTTGAAAGCATCCTACGATGAGCAGAAAGCGCAGTTATCTATGGCAACGGGGTATACCACATGGACAGAAGCAACATCATAACCTTGATCAAGGAAATCAAGACCCGTGATGCTCTTGGTGTTAATCAGACGCAAGAGACACTTCGGAACGTGTTCTGCAATGTTTCAAGCGTTACTGCGTCAGAGTTCTTTGAGGGTGGAAGATCAGGATTGAATCCGTCTTACAGGATGACCATGTTCGCTGGTGACTATGAGGGCGAAAAGATCCTCGAATACAACTGCGAACGGTATGCGATCTATCGCACCTATCTCAAAGGCACTGACACGATTGAGCTATACGTGGAACGGAAGGGTGGTACAAATGGCAAGCAGGAAGTGCACACCAGAACAGCTCCCGCAAGTAATTCAGTCAATACTGAATGAGTATGTGAATGACATCACAGACAACATTCCGGAGATAGCTGAGCGAGTTGGCAAGGAAGGCGTGAAAGCGTTGAAATCCACGTCAAAGAGCTCATTTGGTGGTACTGGTAAGTATGCCGCAGGATGGACGAGCCAAACAGAGCATGGACGGCTGTCAACCACAGTTACCATCTACAACGGCAGGCTCCCTGGTCTCCCGCACTTGCTGGAGCATGGACATGCCAATGTGAATGGTGGTAGGACGCCTGGAAAGGTTCACATCGCACCTGTTGAGCAAAAGCTGATCAAGGAATTTGAGGAGAAAGTTGAAAATGAGCTTACAAGAAGTGGCTGAAATGATAGCAGAGATCGGCTTGCCTTTTGCATATCGATCATTTGAAAGCAGGACCGGACAGGCTCCGCCTTTTATTTGCTATTTATACACAGGCAATACCCCTGAGCCTGCCGACAATATCAATTACGCCAAGATTGAAACGCTGGCGATTGAGTTATACACGAATCAGAAGGATTTCGTTCTTGAGGAAACGGTCGAAGCTGTACTCGAATCGCATGAGATGGTATTTGACCGCCAAGAGACGTGGCTTTCTGATGAACAGATACAAATGACAACATACACCATGGATGTGTTAATTACACAGCCGATTACAACGGAGGTATAAAAAATGGCAAACAAGATCATGTATGGACTGAAAAATGTCCACTATGCCAAACTGACCGAGACTGTTGACAGCTCGGGAACAGTTACCTACAACTACGGAGCCGTGAAGGCATGGCCCGGAGCTGTTTCGCTCTCCCTTGAGCCTCAGAACGAGGTCCTGAAGGAGTACGCTGACGATGTTGAGTGGTACGTTCAGGAGAGCAACAACGGATACGAGGGTGATTTCGAGTACGAAGTTATGCCCGAAGATTTCCGTGAGAACATTCTTGGTGAGACCAAGGATTCCAAGAACGTATTTACCGAGACGAACCTTGTTTCCACCACTTATTTTGCACTGCTGTTCGAGATCAACGGCGATGCTGCAAAGAGAAGGAATGTGTTCTACAAGTGTTCCGCAACTCGTGAGAAAAACGATGCTCAGACCAAGACTGAGAACATCGAGCCCACGCACGGCACCATCACTATCACGGCAATTTCTCGTGGAGATGGCAAGGTGAAGGCTTCCACTGGTGAGAATGTTGATGCTACGACTTACAACAGTTGGTACAACACGGTATACGAGACCGCAACGACCACCTGATTTTCACCCAACACACGGCCCCATGGGATGCCCTCCTGTGGGGCTTTTTTTGAAAAGGAGTAATTATGTTCGCAGAGATTAAATTGAAACTTGCTGAAGGCGGAGAGCGCACAGTCGGACTGAAAGCGCATGCCGCCATCCCTATTCGATACAAGAATATTTTCCACAAGGATCTGTTGAGGGATCTGACGAAATTCATGTACGGCTCCGCAGATGGTGATGATTCCATCGGGAAGGTGCTTGATATGATTCCGCAGCTCACGTTTGTGATGGCGAAATCTGCTGAAGGTGCAGACATGAGCACATTGACTGTGGAAAACTACATCACATGGCTTGAGCAGTTTTCTTCGGATGCATTCACGGAGAAATCAGGCGAAATTATCAACATTTACTTTGGAAGCACTGAGAGCGACAGCAAGCCAAAAAATTAGGAAGCCCGACTGCACGAGAGATCAACACAGCGGTGTACTTTTTACGAGCAAAGCAGATCGGGCTGACGCTTGCAGAGCTTGAGCAGATAGATGTCGGTTTCATGTATGACCTGATCATTGAGAATGGCAATGATGGTTGTGAATACGAGAAGAAGGCGACACAGAACGACATAGATAGTTTTTTAAGGTGACGTTATGGCAGGAAAGAGAATTGCAGGAATAACAATAGAAATCGGTGCTGATACTCAAAAACTGACTGATGCTATCAAGAAATTCGAGAAGCAGGTCAGCTCCGCAAAAGGGAGCCTGCGAGACATCAACAAGCTCCTGAAAGGTGATCCGACCAACACGGAATTACTGACACAGAAGCAGAAGGCATTGACTGAGGCCATTGACGGCACGAAGAAGAAGCTGGATGAGGAAAAGAAGGCCCTTGAGCAGTTGAAGGAAGGACCTCAGACAGAAAAGACCATCCAGCAGCAGGAGAATCTGACAAGGGAGATTGCTGACACTGAGCAGCAGCTGAAATCCCTTGAAAGTGAGTATAAGCAGTTCGGATCCGTGTCACAGCAACAGGCAAAAGTGGCAGCGGATGCCATGAAGGAAACAGGCAGGAAGATTCAGTCTGCCGGAGAAGGTATCCGTGATGTCGGTGCATCGATGACCAAAAACATCACAGTTCCGGTGGCAACTGCGTTTGCTGGATCAGCGAAGGCCGCCATTGACTGGGAGACCGCCTTCACAGGTGTGAAAAAGACGGTTGATGCCACGGATGCAGAATATGAACAACTGGCAAATTCCATCAAGGAAATGAGTACCAAGATGGCATCCAGCAAGGAAGAGATTGCTGGGGTCATGGAGGTGGCAGGTCAGCTTGGTGTGTCCGGTGTAAAAGATCTTGAAGCCTTCACCAAAACAGCTGTCATGCTTGGCGATACAACAAACTTGTCAGCAGAAGAAGCTGCAACCTCATTTGCCAGGATCTTGAACATCACAGGTGATGGATACAGCAAGGTCAGCAACATGGGTTCTGCTGTCGTTGATCTTGGAAACAATATGGCAACATCAGAATCCGAGATTGTTGCGATGGCGAATAGACTTGCATCCGCAGGTAAGATTTCAGGACTGACCACGCAAGAGATCCTTGCATTGTCCGCTGCCATGTCATCTGTTGGTATACAGGCTGAAGCTGGTGGAACGGCTATGGCTCAGACAATGAAAGCCATACAATCTACCATCAGTGCTGTTCAAGCTGATGCAGGCAACAAGAAAGCACAAGAGAGCCTGAAAACGCTTGCAGACGTTGCAGGAATGACATCTGAGCAATTCACAGAGGCTTGGAAGAATAAGCCGATGCAAGCAATCAATGATTTCATTGTTGGGCTGTCAAAGGTAAATGACGAAGGCGGCGACACATTTGCAGTGCTTGATGAGCTGGGAATGTCCGGTATCCGTCAGAGTAATATGCTTCAGAGTTTGGCTCTGGCATCGGATCAGCTTGCCAATGCAACGGAGATTTCAAACAAGGCATGGGGACAGAATACGGCCCTGCAAGCAGAGGCTGACAAGAGATATGCCACCATGGCGGCTCGTCTGTCTCAGCTGAAAGAAAGCCTGACAAACCTTGCAATCACTGTTGGTGAACGGCTCATGCCGTACATTGAGAAGCTCATTGATTGGATTGACCAGCTCATTGTGAAATTTGAAGGTCTATCAGATGAGCAGATTGACGCAGGCATCAAGATTGCTGCATTTGCGGCAGCGGTCGGGCCTGTTCTAATGGCAATAGGCTCCGTTGTGATCGGTATCGGAAAGTTTGTCACCGCACTCGGAGCCATCAAGGGTGCATTTGCCGCTGGTGGAATATTCGCAGGAGTTGGCGAAGGTCTTGCGGCTGTTGGTTCTGCCATCTCTGGGTTACTTGCTCCCATAGGGCTTGTTGTGGCTGCAATCGCTGTGTGGGTTCACAACTGGGATGCCATCGTGGAAGCTGGTCAGCTGTTCGTTGAGCGGACGCAGGAGCACCTTGCCGAAATCGCAGAGGCTTGGCATGCTGTCACAGATGCACTTGGCGTATATCTGTCTGCTAAGTGGGAAGAGATCAAAAACACCTTCTCACTTGTAATGGAAGGCATCAGAATGGGCGTTGCCATTGTTTGGGAATCCATCACAGCTACCTTCACGGAAAAGATCGAGTTTGTGAAGGGTGTGATAGATGGTGGTTTCTCGTTCATTGAAGAGACGATTCGCACGAAGATCGAGAATGCCAGAACAGCGATTCAAACAACCTTAGATGGCATCAAGACAGGTTTCGAGATTTTCATCGAGTTGGCGAAAACGTGGGGCGAACATCTGATTTCCAATTTCGTTGGTGGAATTAAGAGCAAATTGAGCCTTGTGACAAGCGTTGTTTCTGGTGTGGCAAGTACCATCAAGGGATATTTGCACTTCTCGGAGCCTGATGTCGGTCCGCTGGCAGATTTCAACAGCTGGATGCCCGACATGATGAAACAGATGGCGCAGCAGATTGATGCAGGGATCCCGCTTGTGGAATCAGCAATGCAGGATACCGCAGGAGCAATGAAGGGCGGTCTGAATAGCGTTGACTACTCAGGACAGCTCGCAAGCATCAACAGCGGAATCAGTCAGCTTGCTACGGCAGGCGGTGCCACCATCGAGATACCACTGATGATGGACAACATCAAGCTCGCCCAGGCTGTGGCAAGTGTAAACCTCAGAAGCAATTACAGAAGCGGAGGGCGTTGACATGCTCGCAACATATCCGATTAAGATAAACAGCACCGCAATACCGTTCCCGACTGGGTGGAGCGTGGCTCCGAAACGGCTTGCGAATAACTATGAGACAGAAGCAGGGACCAGGCAGGTGGTTGTCTTGAGAAATGCAAGGACCACCTTCTCCGGATCCTGGACAGTATCAAGCAGATGGCTGAAGAAATTCCTTGAGTTTAGAGCCTTGGAATCCTTCACGCTGTCTGTTTATGATGTGACAACAAGTGCATATGCAGACCACACCGTCAGCATTACGGATGACAGCTTCAGCTATGAGCTCATTGAAGGTTCAAAAAGAGTGAAAAACACAGAAGGTCTGTATAGGGTTTCTTTTGATATGGAGGATTTCTGATGTATCCTGTTTCGGCGGCTTACAAGCTGGCAATCACTGATCCCACATTTGAATATATTGTGACAGGCACAATCGGCAATCAGGCATTTGATGAATCCAGCATTGTGAATGGTACATTTCGGATCAGCAATCAATGCACAGATAGCAGTGATTTCAACCTTGGGAGCGTCTACACCGCCACGCTGGAGGCTACATTCAGAGGAATTGCAATACCACGGCAGGAATGGATAGGAAAAACCATCAATTTCGGTGTTTCTTTGAAGCTCCGGAACGGTACATATGAGAATATACCTTTTCAGCCGTTCGTGATCCGTGAAGCAAAGCACTCTGCGGAGGGTGTCTCTGTGGTGGCTTACGATTACATGATCAAGCTCGACAAGAAATTCAAAAAGGGCCATTTCCAATTCGAAGGTGGATGGTGGGGATTTGTTGACGAGATCGAGAACGATACCGGCATTGTGGTTGGTATGACCGATGAAGAGATTGAAGCCCTCCCGAATGGCGATGAAGCGGTTGAGCTGGTAGGATCCAATGGAAAATTAAAGGATTTCGCCACGGATATTGAGACTTACAGGGACCTTGTATCCTGGATGGCTCAGACGCTTGGCAGTTTTGCCACCATCAACAGGAGCGGTGAGTTGATTTTCGTGCCATTTAAGGACGAGAACAGCAATGTGGACACCATATCCGAAGAGCATCGCATTGCAGGGGCTGTGTTTGACGATTTCGTGACAAATTACAACGGAATCTATGTCACCAACACAGCGACAGGTGATGAAACATATTATGGATACGACATTCCCACGCTGGAAGCTGAGTTGACGGCTGCACAGGCAACAAGAACATCACTCTTGAACCAGCTGGATCAGCTCGAAGCACAGTGGCAGGCCCATGAAATCACAGAAGAGCAGTACAAAGCACAGAAAAAGCTACTGAAGAAGCAGATCAGCAACATTGAAAAGCGAATCAAGTGGCTTCAGAAGGCATTATCCACCGCCACGAGCGAAGAGGGCAACTATCTGGATATAGGTGAGAATCCGTTTGTGCAGGAGAACAGCACCCCCGCCACCGTGCAGACGCTGCGTGTCGGGATCCTTAATGCATTGAATAATATCAGTTATACGCCGTTCACATGCGAGACGGTGTTCGGGATCCATTACGACCTCGGAGATATTATCAGATTTGAAGGCGGTCATGCTGGTGAAGATGGTGCTTCCTGCTGTCTAATGGCGTTTAATTGGACTTTGAATGGCACCTATCAGATGCAAGGCTTCGGTTCAGATCCTGGCGTTCCTATGATCAAGACAAAGACACAGAAGAGCACGAAGGCTGCGAATCAGAATGCCGTAACCGCTATGAATAACAGCGGCGGTGATGCTGGTATGCAGTATTCAGTCAGAATCAGCGAGAACATGCAGATGGTTGACTATACGGTGGTGAGCTAATGGCAACATACAAGATGGTTAAACTGCATATGAAAAACGAGCGGAGAACGAACGGCTTTTATGCAAGTTACTTCCTCGATAAATGGGTTGAACGGGTATGCCAGTGCGACAATATGACCCTTGTCAGGAAATCTACTCCCGGGAATGTGGTATACAACGCCATTTTCAATGATGCAAAACTCGGTCTGATCTGTAACAGTGCCGCATTTGCTTATTTTGGAACGAGAGGACAGAGCACATCTGACACCGCCCTGAGTGGTCTGCAAGCTCCGATGACAGACTTCATGAACAGGCAGAATGTGGATGGACAGCTCGGCAGTGAGTATTTCTTCCCATACAAGGTGGAATGCGATCTGATCATTGACAGTGACAACAATCTGGTGAAGTCCACCGCCTTGCAGGCCATTGGCAGTCCGTTCTATTCGATTTATGGCTTTATGTTCACAAACGGTGGCATCATGGGCGTGAATGGTAATTCCATCTACTCCATGGGAGCTAGTCCGGCGGTTATCAAGTACAGTGAACCGAATAATGATCCGTACAGTTTCCTGCCGAATTTCGTTTCTGCCACTGATGATCCTGACGTGAACACGGTATACATATCTGATGATTTTGTCCGTGACAAAAATAATTATTTGGAAATCAGGGATCATGTGAAATTCATCTATTCCGATAAGCTGGCAAGATACATGAACAGTGGTTTCGGTGAGATCATCGTTGTGGATGGTCAGAAATATTTGCATGTTGGCATGGGGTATCAGTGGCTTCCCATAACAGACATTGAGCATGAAAACATTGAGGTGACTGCTTCATGAGCACAGCCATATACAGAAAGAGAATATATTCATCGAATTTGATATACGGAGACTTCAACGTCTGTGCACAGACACTGCGAGAAATCGCTGCATATTGCACCAGCATTTCAGGATTACAGATTGACTATGATTCGGATCCGAAACACGTCTATTCCAGTTTGAATCTGTCTGGTGGCGATATTGAAGAGCTGGTGTATTCTTGGCGATCTGATGTGATGGGTGCGATGGTTCTGTTTGGTGCGGTGAGAGATGGACACACCATGTATGATCCGCCTGATACATATGTTGAGTTTTCGCAGTATAGCCACACAGGCTCTGGAGATGACAGGGCATTCAATGACCTATACCTCATTGTGAAAGATGGTCAACTGATAGGAATGAGCTGCAAGATGGGTGTTGCTGGGTCCACTTGGTATTGGGATTCAGGCTTCATCCTTTTTTATTATACCGATGACGGATTGCATGTTGCCTTCCAGGGTGGCAATGCTTCATATGTTAGCCCGATTTATGGCGACTTGAAAGCATTTGATGATACCAACAACAGGCCATCAGGAACGATCATCTTTGCAGGTGATTATGAGCTTGTTGGAAGGCTGTCAAACAGAACATTGAATTACACAGCCATCGGATACAAAACACCAGCCAACAAGGCATTGATGTATCAGATCTATCAGATGGACATTGCCAACAAGATTGACAAGCTGGTTGAATACCCTGTCGGGATCAAATGCAATGACCTGAACATCACAGGGGCGGCGAGTATGCAGCCGACCTATCAGAAGATACAGATTGACGGGCAGAAGTACATGCATATCGGTGAAGGGTATTGGATGCCATACGACACATACAGTGAAAGTTTCATAGAAGTATAGGAGGGTTTCTGATGTTTGAAATAAACGGGTACACGATCACATTGACAAGGGGCGATACTGCTCCTATCCAGCTCATCCCGACTGTTTTGGCTACTGGTCAGCCGTATGTGTTCCAGGAAGGCGATGCTGTGAAATTCCGCATCAGACAGCTTCCTGAGTGTGGCGAAGTGTTGGAGTTTGACGGATACATTGACATTACCAACAACACCTGCATCGTCACCATCCATCCCGAGGATACATGGGATCTTGCGATGACTGAATACAGATATGAGGCAGAATTGCAGGATGCGAACGGTGGGCGGTTCACCTTCATTGCAGACCAGAAGTTCATCATCGGAAAGGAGCTTGAGAATCATGTCATTGGGTAATCAGTACGGTCAGTTGGTTGGTGCATTTGGTTCTGATCCGAAGAAACTTGGCGGAACTGTTCAGGCTAGAGGGCAGATCAGTGGTGGTGCACAGGTATCATCGACTTCCTATGAGAAAAATTACAATATTCTTGACAACAAGCCCACCTTCAATGGTGTTGAGTGGGTTGGCGATCTGACATCTGAGGATGTAGGCGTTCTCGGAGCCATCGAGGTGGAAGCTGGAGAGCACATCAATGAAGTTGGTACGCCCAGTGTGTCAGTGGAAACCGAAGGCGATACCTCTACACTGACATTTGATTATTTGAAGGGTGCAACAGGCGACACTGGAGCCACCGGAGAAAAAGGCGACACAGGAGCTACTGGCGAGACTGGTGCGACCGGAGCAACCGGAGCGACCGGACCGAAAGGAGATACCGGAGCGACAGGTGAGAAGGGCGACACTGGCGAGAAGGGTGCCACAGGTGCTACTGGTCCGAAGGGTGACACCGGAGCAAAGGGTGATACCGGAGAGCAAGGACCGCAGGGCGAGACAGGTCGGCAGGGTCTGCAAGGACCGCAGGGACCTCAAGGCGAAACAGGAGCCACTGGTGCAACAGGCGCAACAGGGGCGACAGGAGCCGATGGACCGAAGGGTGATACTGGCGCAACAGGTGAGAAAGGGCCTAAAGGTGACACGGGTGCGACAGGAGAGAGTGGTCCTGCTGGAGCAACTGGTGAAACAGGTCCGAAGGGAGATACTGGAGAGACAGGTCCACAAGGGGAGACTGGACCCAAAGGCGATACAGGCGATACAGGCGAAAAGGGAGATACAGGCGACACAGGTGCGACTGGTCCTGAAGGTCCTGCTGGTGCTACTGGTGCCACTGGTGACACTGGTGAGCAGGGTCCGAAAGGCGATACTGGTGACACTGGAGAACAGGGACCCCAGGGCGACACTGGTGATACTGGAGCGACTGGGGCAACGGGTGCCACGGGTGCAACGCCTGACGTTTCTGCAAGTGCGTCCGTGGATTCCAACACTGGCACACCTTCCGTGACTGTTACGAAGTCAGGAACGGCAGCGGCACCGTCATTTGCTTTTGCATTTAAGAATCTGAAAGGTGCAAAGGGAGATACAGGTGCGACTGGAGCCACAGGAGCTACGGGAGCAACTGGAGCAACAGGGGCTACTGGGGCAACTGGTCCTTCCGTGCAGAGCGACTGGAGCCAGGGCAACACAGGTGCGCTTGATTATATTAAAAACAAACCAACCAAATTGAGCCAGTTCACCAATGATTCAGGCTTCAAGACTGGAACGTATGCAGGAAGCGCAACTGATGGTGGCGATGCTAATAATGCATTAAAACTCAAATATCAGGGTGAAAGTAGTGGTGCGTACATTAGCGGATATGCGTCTGCATCCCCGAACATGGACACGATCAGTAATGATTATGTACCTACAAATGCTGCGGTCGCTAATTACCTAAACAGTAATTTCACACCATTAGTAACTTCATCCATGACGAGATCTGTCGTAAAAGACCATACGGCAGGATCGGCTCAAAATGATGTCACCATATCAGCAAGCGGTTGGTATACAATTCTTTGCATAGGCTCAAGTGCGAGTGGTGCTGCTGTTAATCTTTTGGTGAGTAATTCAGAATATGAATTGGTATATGCCCCTAATGGATTGCGACAATTGGCTACAATAGCATTACAAAAAGGAGTTATACTTCGACAAAAAGGCGATCGTTCTATTATCGCAAGGATTTCATAATCACCAATTATAACTTTATTCCAAGTATCAATTAACGCACCGATCTATTTACTGCTCAATATACGCAAAGAAAATTATAGTATCTTTTGGAATTGTAACAGCGGAAGAAGTAGTATTTCTAGCATATATACTAAAATTAGAATTCCATCTTGTGCCATAAAGTATAAGGAAATTTGCATTTGTGGTATTGTAAGTATTCAAAAATGCACCTAAAACAGTTTTATTGCCTGACAAATTGACAAGATTTGTTGTGGTGTTTGCTGCACAAGTGGTAGCAGCAGTAAGTGTGACAGAATCCCATTTCACATAATTACTGTTTAGTTAACTAAGAAAGGATCACAATGAAACCAAAAAAAATCCTGATAGCCGTGCCGACTTTTGAGACCATCTCACCTGAGACCTTCAAAAGCATCTACGGCATCCAGTCAGAACACATCCTTGCATTTGACTACTGCAAAGGATATGACTGTGCAAAAGCTCGCTGCCTGATAGCCAGGGAGGCTATGGGCGGCGGCTTTGATTATGTCCTCATGGTGGACAGTGACATCATCGTGCCACCTGACGTGGTTGAGTGCATGCTCGTGGATCCTGTTGACGTGTGTGTGGGAGTTTATCCACGGAAGAACACCACCTGTGGTGAGACAGAACTATTCAAATTCACCGAGAAGGATTTCACAGAGCGGTTCGACTATGACGAGATTGAAGAGAAGGCAGAGGCAACCATCAGGCTACCAGTCAAGGGAAGTGGCTTGGGCTGTGCCCTGATTAACACAGACGTGTTTCGCAAGATGCCATTTCCGTGGTTCAAGTATGTCACATATCCTGACGGATCGGTCCTGTCAGAAGATCTGTACTTCTCTGACCAGCTCCGGAAACACGGCATCACCATGTACGCAGACCCACATGTGAAGTGTGGACATATGACACGAAAAATTCAATTCAATTAGGAGGCTACCATGGAATCAATCATTTCAGCGATTATCGCAGGCGGGATGGCTCTGATCGGGGTCATTTTCACCAACATGACATCAAATAAGAAGATAGAGAACCAGCTGACCACCAACCAAGCTGTGGTGAACACAAAGATCGACATGTTGACGGATGAGGTCAAAAAGCATAACAGCTTCGGGGACCGTATCACCCGCCTTGAAGTGAGAGTTGAAAACCTGGAAAAAGGAGGAAAACCACAATGAAGATGAACAACAAGATCTACGACACCTTGAAATGGATTGCACAGATCCTGCTTCCTGCGTTGGCAACCTTGTATTTCGCCATCGCACAGATCTGGGGCCTGCCGTATGCTGAGCAGATCGTGGGGACCATGACCGCCATTGATGCATTCCTTGGTGCGTTGCTCGGTATTTCTACATATAATTATAAGAAGGAGAGATAACATGGCAATCAAGATCGGTTCTGCTAGACAAGATGAACGTGGCAAGCTGACAGGTGGCAAGGTAGGCGACCAGACAGGCTTTGAGGTATCAGAACAGGCATTCTATGTTCACAAAAAGGGATGGTATGTGCTCCGTCCGAAATCCATTGAACATGCCATGGGGATTGCAGAGCGTATGCACACCGCCTGCAACAATCCGAACCTGGGATATGACCAGAACAACCGTGGTGGGGTGCTGAAATACGGCATTGACACCAAGACCAAGACTGAATGTGATTGCTCTGCATTGGTTCGTGCTTGCATCAAGGAAGCCACGGGGAAAGACCCTGGGAACTTTACCACCAGCAACGAGGTGACGATTCTGTCCGCTTCGGGGCTGTTCGAGAAGGTGTTCGCATACACCAGCAAGACAATCCTGTGCACAGGTGACGTGCTCGTGACCAAAAGCAAGGGCCACACCGTCATTGTGACCGCTGGAGCACTTCGCACCGCCGTGAACGTCACTTATTACCCTGCATACAAGGGATATTCCATTTCCTTCGTTGATGCACTCAAGGCTGTTGGCGAGAAGGACACCAGCAAGGAGAACAGGAAGAGAATTGCAGCCGCCAATGGCATCAGCGGATACTCCGGATCTGTGACGCAGAACACAAAGTTGCTAAAGCTCCTGAAAAGTGGTAAGCTAATCAAGGCGAATCAATAAGAAATGCCCAAAAGTGCCCAAAAGAATTTTACAAACCGCATAAACACGGAGGTTATATGCTGAATCGTGCGGGTTCAAGTCCCGCCGCCGGCATTCAAAAATTTTCCCCTGAAACAGGCTATTTTTCGATGAAGAAGCCAGATTTCAGGGGATTTTTTTATTGTTTTTAATATAGCCGTTTTATTGGAAATAAACAGGGCTTTTTTAATTTCTGCCCAAGAAATGCCCAAAAATATTTATTGATTTTCAAGTGTGGGTGCAGATCCCGCACGTGCTATCTTCGACAGGTGCATGCTGATGCGTTGGTTCTCAGCCGCTGCCATATCTTCAATGGTTCGCTTGTATGTCCTGTTCAGGATATGAGTGCTTGACCATCCACCATTTGCCATGATATAAGCGTCAGGAACGCCGAGAGCGTGTGCCATGCTGGCATAATAGGCCCGAAGATCGTGGAAGCGAAAACGGGGCAAATTCAAGCGCACAAGCAGTGTTTTGAGGTGGTCGTTGAGCCTTCCAGGATGACCTTCAAACATTCTGCCTTTATGGGTGGCGATCATCCGTGCAAGATCATCATCCACATAAATGGTGCGGTTCGATTCTGTGGTTTTGGGGTATTCCTTGATGATCCACTCTTTGTTGCTGTTCATGACATAGGCCCGATGTATGTGGAGCATGTTGCCTGATAGATCTGAGGACAGCAATGAGCAGATTTCCGACCTTCTTAGGCCATAACACCCGAGCAAATATGGGATTTCATATCGGGTACCATGAACCGCTGCCATGACCTTCTCAATGTCCTCTTCTGTTGGCGTATATGGCTCAAATTTCGCCTTCTGTGGCAATGTGGTGCGAATCACCATGGAAGGGCGGTAGACGCTCAGAACAGCCGAAATGAAGCCGTGCAAGTTGCGTGTAGACTTCGGGCTGTGGGTGGAGGAATAGTCGTTGATTTCTTTCTGTATCAATTCCTGCGTAATGGCAGCGGTCTTTGTGTTCTTGATGGTGGCAGACATCACTTTGATGATGCCATTGTATGACCTGATCGTGGATGGGCTGAGAATGTTCGACTTTATCATGATATACTTCCGGCAGGATTCTACGAACAGATCCCTTGCATCGTTCGATGGGTCGGTCTCGCTGATTTTCTGCCGGATCAGTTCTTCAGCTTCGTGCATGGTGGGCTTGTGATCCAATGACACACGATACCTGATGCCATTTCTCTGCTGTGATATTCGCCATTTCTTCCCGACTTTTTCAATAGTCATGTTATCACCACCTTGTAATGCGGTGATCCATCCCATATACTGTGAGTGGATCAGTTTTCGTGGTTCTTAGTTCTTTACTCAATCACTTAGGATTTATCCCGTCCTAGGGCCCCTCCGAGCAACCTCCCGGAGGGGTGCTTTTTTATGCGTCTAGGCGTGTTTCAATTTTGCTGAGTGATTCGATATATGCCAGCATCCTCTTTTCAAAATCTGCATTATTCCCATTAAATTCGACATAGAGTATTGATGGTGGTACGTCCAGCGCATTGGCAATGATGGCAATATCATCGGTATGTGTGGAGCGTTCGCCACTCTCAATCTTTGAGATCCATGAACGTGCACTGTCTGATGTATGTCCACACTTAATGGCAAGCTGTTGCTGAGACATGTCACGAAGCTCACGAATCTTTCTAATATTGGCACCAACAATCTTCAGATAATTTTTCATAATGTCACCTCCCTTCAATATCATTTTACCCCTCGTGATGGCTAAATGCCAACAAATTTTTATGAAAAACTAAAAAAGTGTTGACAATCTGCCAACATTTTAATATATTGGATGTGGGCGTTGCGCCAACATACCATGAAAGGAGGAACAAAGATGAGTGATATGGCATTGCTGAGATCGTACATCGACAAGAGCGGATACAAAATCAATTTCGTTGCTGGTCAATGTGGTCTCACGTATCAAGGGCTGCTCAATAAACTCAATGGAGAGAGCAGCTTCAAGACACAGGAGGCAGGAAGACTGAAAGACATGCTGAACATTCCTGATGGCGATTTCAATACTATTTTTTTTAGCCAGCCTGTTGCCGCTAAGCCAACAAAGCAGTGAAGGAGGTGACACAATGCCAAGAGTGCAGCTGACAGAGACCGAGCGCACCACATCCCGAATCAAGAGGATGATCCTTGGACAGATTGACATGAAGGGTGTCAAGCAAAAGGACATCGCAGACATTTGGGAGTGTTCACAACCAGGAGCCGGATACAAGGTCAAGAACATGGCGATTGATCCTGTTGAGCTGGTGAGCTTGGTGAATTATCTCGAGTTTGATGACAAAGAGATCCTTGAGATGTTTGGGAGGAAGTAAGACATGAAAAACATGATGATTGCGATTCTGTTGACCTATATCTATTATACCGACTTCTGCGTGGTGAAGATGCCTGTGGTGGTTCCGGTGATGATCCTGATCTTGTGGGCCATGCTTGCAGAGATTGAGGATTTCTTCAAGGAATACGGCAGGAGCGTGAGAAGAGGGCAGCGGCTCGCACATCGTATCCGCAGGATGAACAGAAAAGAGGTGAACGATGAGACGGATGGAAATGTTACTTGTTGTTATGGTTTTTGTGCTGATGATCCTAGCATTTGACAGAGTGGTGGCGAAAGCAGACAGCCACACACCTGCCATTGAACGGGGAAAATACATAAACGCACAGCCTGTCGAATACCACAGCATGATTGCCACAGCATACTGCCTCAAAGGCAAGACCGCCACAGGAACGCAGACACGACCCGGGATAGCCGCAAGCAAGCGTGAGTGGTTCGGAAAAAAGTGCAGAGTGTACCTGAATGACAACGGCGAGCCTGGTCAGCTGGTGGGAGAGTACACCATCGAGGACACAGGCGGCAGACCTATCAGGAATGGTTCCGTTATTGATGTGTGGTTGCCGACAGAAGATGAATGCTTCCAATTCGGGAGCAAATGCGTTCTGATCGAGATTTTGGAATAGGAGGTGAAGAGTGATGGACGATAACACCATGAAGCTGATTGATGAACTGCTCACACTACATGAGGATTTGGCAGAGTTACAGGCAAAGCAAAAGGCACTGTTGAAGCTCGTCTGGTCGGAAGAGCTGAAAGAAGCCAAAGATGCTCAGCGGTATGGGAGCAAGTATTCAAAAATGGAAGATACCACCATCAAGGCGAAGGACATTCGAGAAATCTTCGAGTTCGGCCCGTGTCCTGGTGCGGTGGAGATCTACAACAGTTTAAAAGCAGAGGACGGTGAGACAGATGACAACATATAAAGACGACTGCGTCAGCTGCGGCCTGCCGTGCATGGGATCTTCGTGCAAGTACAAGAACGTGCCCCATTACTTTTGCGACAAATGCGGTGACGAGTGCAACGATGACAACATGTACGAGGTGGATGGAGCTGAGCTGTGTGAGTTCTGTCTGAAGGAAACAACGAGAATTAGGAGGTGAAGAACTATGAGCAAAGTGATCGGAATTATGGGTGAGAGTGGCAGCGGCAAGACCACATCCATGCGGAATCTTGACCCTGATACCACATTCTATATCGACTGTGACAAGAAGGGTCTTTCCTGGAAGGGCTGGCGTAATCAGTACAACAGCGAGAAGGAAAACTATCTTGTGACGGATTTCGCACAGATCGTGCAGCAGACACTCGGCATCATTTCCACAAAAGACAAGTACAGCCACATCAAGACGGTGGTCATTGACACTCTCAACGGAATCATGGTGGCTGATGAGGTTCGCCGGATGAAGGAAAAAGGCTTCGACAAATGGCAGGATCTTGCCCAGTGCGTGTGGCAGCTACTTGACAGCCTGTATACCTTCCGTGAGGACTTGACCATCATCGTGATCTGCCACAGTCAGACGCAGAAAGAGGATGACGGCTATACATTCACGAGGATCAAGACTTCCGGCAAAAAGCTGGACAAGCTGAACGTGGAAAGCAAGCTGACCACGGTACTGAATGCGGTCTGCAAGGATGGCAAGTATATCTTCAAGACCCACTCTGAAAACAGCACCGCCAAGACACCGATGGGAGCGTTTGAAGAGAACGAGATTGAGAACGACATTGTCAAGGTGCTCGAAGCACTCAAGGACTACTAGGAGGTGACACCATGAGACAGTCTAAAAAGCATTATTACATCCTGTTAAATGGTCAGTATGTTGGTGAAAGCTGGGCGGTATCTCCCAAGAAGGCTATAAACAACTACTGGTGGAAGAACATCAAGCACGAAAACTGCATGACGTACCGAGACTATGATCCGGAAGAGTTTGATGCGGTTGAAGTATAAATAATAAACAACAAGGAGGAAACAAAGATGAAGAAAGTGGATTTAACCAACGTACAGGAAGCAAAGGACGGTTCAAACAGACACCCTGCCGGACCCTACATCTGCAAGATCACCGCAGTGGAGGATGTGGAGGAAAAGGAATACCTGAAGGTGTCCTTCGACATCACGGAAGGCGAATACAAGGGATATTATGCAAAAGGCCGTGAAGAACATCCCGACTGGGAATGGTTCGGCTCTTATTGCAAGAGCTACAAGACCAAGGCCCTGCCGATGTTCAAGAGATTCTGCTCCGCAGTTACCAAGAGCAACGATGGATACACCTTCGATGGTGGTGCGGCAAACAGTGACGAGAAGAGCCTGATCGGCAAGAAGATCGGCCTGCTGTTCCGTGAAGAGGAATACTACTCCAACGATGGCGAGCTCAGAACACGCCTGATCGTGTATTCCGAGTTTTCCATTGACAAGATCAAGGAGCAGAAAACCCCTTCCATCAAGAAGATCAAGGACGAGGATGCGAAATCCAACGCCCCTGCGGATGATGGCTTCATGAAGATGGATGCTGGTGCAGATGAGATTCAGTTTGCATGAAAAAGCGACTGATCGAGGACACAAGGCAAAAGACTGGCAAGCATAACATGAAGCATGAGTGTTTTGACGATCTGGGCGTGGAGCTGGTGCGGTGCAAGTTGCCATTTGGTGACTATGCACCTATACCACCAGTGAGCGTGGATACCAAGGAGAACATGGACGAGATTGCCAACAATATCTGCGGAAAAGAACACAAACGCTTCATAAATGAATGCAAGGCAGCGAAAGAAGCTGGGTGCAAGCTGTTCATTTTGGTGGAGAATACACTGGGCATTACGGATCTGTCCCAGGTGCACCGCTGGGAGAATCCGAGAAGTTACTACTCACCAAACTGTGTGCAGGGCCCAAGACTTCAAAAGGCTATGGAAACTATATCAGAACGCTATGGCGTGACATTTTTGTTTTGCCATCCGTCAAAAGCGGCTGAAATAATATGGGAGTTGGTATTTGAACATGCAGGAGAAGAACGAATTACTTGAGGCGGCATTGAAGTACGCCAAGGAATATGGATGGGCCGTTTTCCCTGTTTCACAAAAGAGCAAGA